ACTATTAGTATGAGGATGTCTATCTATATTTTCATCCTTTTCTAATCTATTGATCCAGCTTGTTGTGAAAACAAATTCTACATCTGTAGTTACATCTAACAACTCGTATGAATACCAAGCTACTGCTTTCATAATATTACTTCTTAGCAAACGTAATTGTTTTGCATTAATAATATTAAATCCGCGCTCTTTGAACGGCAGATGTTCTTCGTCGTCAGTTTGTCCTACTGCCTTATGTTCGTAGCGTAAGTTCTTGATCCATGCTAATGTCATTGGATCTACTTTGCCTATATCAACACTCACAATAGGAGTAGAAAAGACAGGTTGTACTTGATAATCAAACATGTGAGTCACTTTCTTACTTTATAAACTACATTATAACGCAAAAAGTATAGGTTGTCAAGAAGTTTTTTTAACCGATTGTAAAGCCGTAGCCTACGCCACCTGGAACTGCCATTTGAACTTCTGTTTCCAGCTTTTCCATTTCAGCAGTTGCTTCTGCTTTTAGTGTGTCACCATTTAGTGTAGAACCACCTTGTGGACCTGCAATAGTGGCAAACTTTGAACGTGCTTCGCCTAACATAAATTTACATGCGGCTAATGCATAATCCTTTAACCACTGTACTGCAAGGTAATCGTCTAATAATTGTTCATCGCCTCTGTAATTGTAAACATAAAGAAGAAGTTCTTCTTCAGCTCTTGGGCGTTGTAAAAGGGTTAGATTTTTTGTTTGTGTATTCCATTTAAATTCAATAAAGGAACCAAACATACGTCCTACTAATTCTTGGTGCTGAGAAAATAAATCATATGTTGCTAAGCCGCCCATTTTAGAACTTGAAAGCAAATATGTATTTGTGTATGCCATGTTGAACGGCTCAAACAAAGTGCCGCCATCACCTCCACCAGTACGTGAACCAATAGATCTACGGAAAAGTCTTCTTACTTCTACAACTTCATTTGGTAGTTTGTAAGTGTTTTGATCAATTACAGTAGGCATAAACATATATGACTCTTCTACTGAATTATCACTACGCTGTCTAAACTTAGTCAGTGCTTTTGTTAATCCTTGCTCATAATGTGCTGGATCAAGCTCGACATCTACCATGCCGCCACCTAAGGCTGTATAGATATAGTTAAATATTTCTTGTTTTTTAGTTGCTAAGTCTGTCATAAAGATATCTTCTCCACATAGTATTTATCGTAACGATAAATATACATATGCCAAGACTATCTTTATATAAACCCGAACGCGGCAATGATTATCACTTTTTGGACAAACAAATCCAAGAAATGTTTACTGTTGGCGGAACTGATATAAACATTCACAAATACATTGGACCAAGTAATCCTGCAGAAGGTGAATCAACAGCAACACTACCTCAGTATGATGCTGTGAAAGAAACAAATATTCAAGATTTACTTTTTTTAGAAAATAGGGACAGAAAGTACGACACAGATGTTTATACACACAGAGCAATATACAATGTACAAGATATTGACTTTGATCTAAGCCAGTTTGGATTATTCCTGAGCAATGATACATTGTTTATGACTGTGCATATTAATAGTATAGTAAAGACACTTGGTCGTAAACCTATGTCAGGTGATGTAATTGAGCTTCCACATTTGAAAGACGAATATGCACTTAATGATTTTGACATTGCGCTTAAAAGATTTTATGTAATTGAAGATATAAATCGAGCGGCTGAAGGATTTTCACCTACTTGGTATCCACATCTTTATAGATTAAAGATGAAGCAAATATACGATAGTCAAGAATATGCAGAAATATTAGACTTACCTGCAAAAGAAGGAAGTTCACAAACATTACGTGATGTGCTTTCTACATATGAAAAAGAGATGCAAATTAATAATGCTGTTGTTGCACAAGCAGAGCAAGACTCACCAGAAAGCGGATTTGATATAAACCATTTATATACAGTAGCTACAGATGACGACGGAACAGTATCATTACAGACTGCTGACCAAACAGACTTAGACGCAAGCAATATTAATGTAAATGCTGATGAAATAGCAAACAGACCAGACAGAGCAGGTTACACAGGCTACCTTGTAGATTCTGCTACAGCGCCAAATGGTGCTCCGTTTGGATTTGGTATACAGTTTCCAAGAGAAAATCAACAAGGTGATTACTTCTTAAGAACAGATTTTGCACCAAACAGAATGTTTAGATTTGATGGCAGTCGTTGGGTTAAAGTAGGCGATGATGTGCGTATGGCATTAAGTAATACACTTGAAAGACGTACACAGAAAACCTCGTTTATAAACAATACAGCAACAAATGAAATTGCAGGCGAAACGGTTCCTGAAAAACAGAGCTTGTCAAAAGCACTTAGACCAAAAACGGATGACGTATAATGGATCATTTTTATGACGGACAAATAAGAAGATATGTAACGCAAATGATGCGTATACTATCTAACTTTCCAGTAAAAGATGGTAAAGGTGCAACAAAAGATGTACCGGTTGTGTATGGCGATTTAACAAGACAAGTTGCGAATATAATTAGAGAAAACAGTGAAAACAAAATACCAAGTGCTCCTCGCATTGCATGTTACATCACTGCATTAGAATTAGATAAAGATAGGCTTGCAGATGCAACATATACTCATACTACCAGAGTAAGAGAAAAAGCATTTGACGAGACTAATGAAGAATATTTAAATTATCAAGGTAAAGCATATAGCGTAGAAAAGATTATGCCTACGCCTTATTTGCTACGAATGAATGCAGATATTTGGACAACAAATACAGATCAAAAATTGCAAATGCTTGAACAAATACTTGTACTATTCAATCCTGCATTAGAAATGCAAACTACTGATAACTTTATTGATTGGACAAGTATTACATCTGTATATTTAGAAAATGTACAATTTACAAACAGAAGTATACCAGTTGGCGTTGAGAGTGAAATAGACATTGCTACATTAACATTTAGTGTGCCTGTATATATTTCACCACCGACAAAAGTAAAACGTATGGGTGCTATTACAAATATTATCACAAGTATGTTTGACGAATCACGTGGTGATATTATAAAAGGTGTAAGTGCGCCTGATCAAAATAGATGGGATGATTTTGCACAAGCAGGTGCAAACACAAATTCTAAAGGCACAACTGCAACTTCAGAAACTGCACAGCAAATGGCAAATGTAAACTATAACAAGTATGGTGTTTACTTAGAAGGTGACACAGCACGTATCATCGGCAATGATGGTAATATTGGTGCAATATCCTGGGAAGATATTTTCCAAGGATATCCAGGTGTATACACTGCTGATGTAAGTAGAATACACTTGCGTAATGCAAATAATAATGGTACAATAAGCGGATCTTTTACAGTGAATCCGTTTGATGATGGGCAAATAAACATAAACTTTGATTTAGATAGTTTTCCAGATGATAGTGTAATAGACAATCGTACTTCTATTGATTACATTATAGATCCAACTAAATTTAACCCTCTACAAGTTTTAAGTGCAGGCTTACGCTTTTTAATACTTGATGATATTGGTAATGCTAATGCAACAAATAGTGCGCAAGCATGGACAAATAATGATGGTAGTGCATTTGTTGCATCAGCTAATGACATTATAGAATGGTCAGGCTCTGCTTGGTCTATTGTATTTGATGCATCAGAACAAACTACTGTAAGCTATACTACTAACCTAAATACACAAATTCAATATCGATTTGAAGATGGTGAATGGTTCAAATCAGTTGATGGCGACTATCCAGTTGGCACCTGGCGCATAGACCTCAACGGCTAATTACTTACATGAACGAGAATATTATATGTAGTGGAGCTCTCTTCTACACAACTTCTACCAAACGTTTTCTATTTTTACACAGAACTGGTAAAAAGAAAACTAATCAATGGGGGCTTGTTGGCGGTGCTAACGAGCAAGCAGAAACTCCTTGGGAAGGATTGCAGAGAGAAATAAAGGAAGAAATAGGCCAACTCCCAGAATATAAAAAAGTAATACCGTTAGAAAGTTTTACATCTAATGATAATAAATTCTTCTTTCACACATATTTGGTGCTGATCGATAAAGAATTTATACCAAATCTCAATAACGAGCATGATGGTTATGCATGGTGTAGTTTTGGAAAATGGCCAAAACCATTGCATCACGGTTTGCGTAACACACTACAAAGTAAAGTCAATTTAAATAAATTAGAAACTGTATTTCAAACAATAAATTTACTTGACAATGCAGTCATAACATAGTATAATTAAAACATGAAAGTATTAGTTCTTGGCGATGTAATTGTTGACAAATATATCTATGGTACAAGCACACGGATAAGTCCGGAGGCTCCTGTACCTGTAGTAAACCTTGGTGAAGTTAAGACATCGCTCGGCGGTGCAGGATTAGTTTTTGAAAACTTAAAAAGTTTAGGTGTAGATGTTACACTATACAATACTACGCAACCACGTAGCACTAAGACACGTATTATTTGTGACGGACATTACATTACACGTTTAGATGAGGACCAACAAGCTGATAGTGACGCTGTTTTGAAAGATATTTTAAGCAGTGACTTTAAAAAATATGATTATGTAATACTAAGCGATTACAACAAAGGCGTATTAGATCATGCTAAGGAAATTATTGCACATATAAACACATTCGATTGCAAAGTAATTGTAGATCCAAAACGACATGCTGAAGCGTATAAAGGCGCATGGTTAGTAAAACCAAACGGTAAAGAATATTATGATTTTGGATTTGATGCATGGCAAGGAAATATTATTACAACAAATGCTTCAGGTGCAATAACAGCAACATTTGAAAATGAAAAACATTTTGTTATTCCTGAACAGGTAGAAGTTAATGATGTTACAGGCGCAGGCGACTGTTTTTTAGCAGGGTTTGTATATGGACTTACACAAGACAAAGATATTAAACAGTCTATTGAACTTGCTTCGAAAGGCGCAACAGAAAGTGTTAAGCACATTGGTACATATACTTTAAAGTTAAGCGATATAAAAAATACTGTTGTGTTTACAAATGGTGTATTTGATATATTACATAAAGGTCATTTACACTTACTAAAAGAAGCAAGTAAATTAGGAAACCAACTAATTGTTGGTATTAACACTGACGAAAGTGTAAAAAGATTAAAAGGAAGTAATCGTCCAATAAACGACTTACGCAAACGTACAGAACAATTACTAATGTTACCTTGGGTAGATGACGTAATTGCATTTGACGAAGACACACCCTACGAACTTATAAAAGCTATTAATGTAGATATAATTGTAAAGGGTGGAGACTATACTTTTGAAACTGTAGTAGGTAATGACTTAGCAGAAGTACATATAATACCTACGTTGGATGGTTATTCAACAACAGATATAATAGAGAAGAGTAAATGAAAATATTAGTAACAGGACACAAAGGATTTATAGGATCCAATATTGCACTTTACTTAATGTCAAAAGGACATGAAGTTGAAGGATGGGAATGGCAACCCGGTATTATACCAAGTACTGAAAGTTATGATTGGTGCATACACACAGGTGCAATAAGTTCAACTACGTACACGGATGTGAATCAAATATTAGAGCAAAACTTTGAGTTTAGTGTAAGATTAGCACAAGTATGTGAAAACTTTGGAACTAAATTACAATATGCATCAAGTGCAAGTGTTTATGGACCAACAGAGAATTTTGTAGAAGATGGACCTATTCTACCACAATCTCCATATGCATGGAGCAAGTATTTGTTTGATAGATTTATTAATCAATTTATAGATGAATTCCAAATACAAATACAAGGATTTAGATATTTTAATGTTTACGGACAAGGCGAAGATAACAAAGGTGATCAAGCAAGTCCTTATACAAAATTTACAAAACAAGCAAAAGAAGATAATATAATTACGCTGTTTGAAGATAGTGACAAGTATCTTAGAGATTTTGTTTGTGTAAATGACATAGCAAAAATACATGAAATTATGATGGGCACTGATGCAAGTGGAATATTTAACATTGGCACTGCACAACCTGTTAGTTTTCAAGAAGTCGCAGATACTATTGCACAAAAACACAATGCTGGTATTAATTATATACCTATACCAGATAATATAAAATCACAGTATCAGAAATATACTTGTGCTGATACAACAAAACTAAATCAATATATAGGCGATTTTAAATGGACAAATATAAAGGACTTTATAAATGACACAAACAACTGAACAACCTCAAAGACTTGAAGGTGTAGTACAAAAAGGATGGGGATACGAACTTATCTGGTCAACTAATGAATTATACTGTGGTAAGATTATGGTTTTTGAAAAGGCTGGTAATAAGTTTAGTATGCATTTTCATAAAGAAAAAGATGAATCATGGTTTGTAAATAGTGGACGTTTTTTACTAAAATATATTGATACTAAAACTGCAACAGTATACGAGAAAGAAATGAAAGAAGGTGATGTTTGGAGAAATCCTCCATTACTTCCGCATCAACTTATTGCATTAGAAGACAATAGTAGTGTTACAGAAGTAAGTACACCAGACTCAGTTGACGAAAACTATAGATTAGCACCCGGAGATAGCCAAAATGGAACCGACGATAAGATGGTCGAGCGAGATCCCAACAAAGATAAAGAAACGTCAAAATAGACCGGTAATTGGTTTAGATCGAGACGGAGTACTTAATGTTGACAAAGGAACTTATATAGGCAATCCTGCAGACTTTGAAC